GCGCACGCCTCGAAGGTCGCGTCGGAGATGCCCCACGTCGGCGAGCCGCTCGAGTTGGCGACCTCCCGCGTCATCGCCTGCCCGTCCGCGCGGGCGCTGCTCGAGGTCCATGGCCGCCGCTCGGTGGGGATCACGCCGGTGATCCGCGCCCATGAGCGGGTCGGCGCCCACGCGGGCGGCTTGTTGTCGACGGTCTGATTCGCGGAGACCTGCCGGGTCCCGTTCACCATCATGGCGATGGTGGCGTCGTCGTTCGTGCTCGCCTGGTGGTGCCAGATGGTCCGCACGATCGGGCCGGTGCGCTGCGAGCTCTGGCCGCTCTCGCGGATCTGGTCGCAGATGTCGGGGTAGCTCATGGTCGCCTCTCAGTCCACGTACCAGCAGCCGACGAGGGGGATGTGGTCGCCGACGCTGACCACGCTGGTGCGGTAGCCGTCTGGCACCTGAATCTGGTGTGTGGTGCCGTTGATGAAGAGTTGGTGCAGGTCGCCGGCGCTCGAGACGGACGCGCCGACGAAGTAGTCGGGGTAGGCGCCGAGGAGGCGGAACCCGACCGGGATGGTGAGCATGTTGGTGTACGAGCCGCTCACGGTGTCGAGGGTGAGCGCGCCGACGATATCGACGCGGGCGCCGATCTTGCGAAGCCGCGGAGGGTGCCCGACTGTGGCGACCCACCCGGTGCCGATCGACCCGGTGCCCGCGCCGCTGCCAATCACGGTCCAGTCGGAGTCGACGAGCGAGTCGATCGCGGCGATTTCGCCGCGCACCGCGGCGAAGGCGGCTGAGGTGGCGTTCTGGCCGAGGTTCAGGTAGTCGTTGAGTGGCGACACATCCTCGGTGTCGTCGTAGATGTAGATGCCTTCGGCGTCCAGGGCGCCCATGTCATGCCTCCGATTCGATCAGGTCGGCCGGTTCGACGGTCATCTCGGCGTCGGGGAGACGCCACTCGACGGCCTTCACGTAGCCGGTGCGCTCGGGCATCCCGGCGACGGTGAGCTCGAACGTCTTGCCGGGCTCGGTGCTGTAGTCCGAGACCGCCTCGACGGTCGCCTCGATGCCGTGGTTGTTGCGGCGTCGGAGGACGTGCGCGGCGGCACCGTAGCCCGGCCATGGCTGCTCGTAGGTGAGGAGGATGCCGCGGCGCGGCTTGTTCGAGCCGGCGACGTCGTATTTCACCTGCTGTTCGCCTGCTTCGTCGCGCCACTCGTACCGGATCACGACGGCGTCGGCCCAGTCGCCGCGGTCGAGGTCGATGCCGAGGTCGACGTCGGTGACCCGGTCGAGCGACGAGAGTGCCACAGTGCCGGCGGTGAGCGCGTCGTCGGCGTCGAGCCGCCACGCGCGGCGCCCGTCGCACCACAGCCGGAGTCCTGCCTGCTGCACGAGGGGTTGCAGGAATGCCCACGCCGAAACGCCGGGTTCCCACGTCGCCGCGGCGGCCTCGGTGGTCCCGTCCGCGGTGCCGTCGAGGAGGTATGCGCCCATCCGGCCGAGGACCTGCGAGGCGATCGAGCGCACCGAGGTCGTGCCGAACGTGACAGCGACCGTCTGCACGAGCACGAACCCCTGGGCTACCGACTCGTCGGATGCGACCGTGAGCACGGTCTCACGGTCGCGCACGCGGGTCGCGACCGCGTCGATGGTGAGGTCGAGGAACCGAGACGTGGGCGCCCGCACGGCCGTCGTGTCGGTGGGAAGCGCGTACAGGCCCGAGCCGGGCGGGTCCTCGACGTAGGTCTCTGGGATCGGGTACAGGCCCGAGCCGGGTGGGTCCTCGACCCATCCGGCGGGCACCTGCCAGAACCCATCGCCGGCGGGCAGCAGCGCGCCGGTCGGCAGCCCGAACGGGACGTGATACTGGGAGGACACATCCGCGGCGGTGAGGCCCGCCCAGAGCGCCGACAGGGCGGCGGCGTTCGCGAGGCCGGCGAACTCGGCCGACAGGGCCGAGGCCTGCTCGGAGACGCCGAACGTCTGCCGCATGAGGACCTGGACGCGGTCGCCGCGCCGAGGTTCGACGCCCAGCGTCATCGGGATCACGATGTCGCCCTGCACGAACGGCGCCCAGCCGCGGTCCATCTTGACCCGGCACGTCTTCGCCTCGAGGGCGGTCTCGCCGAGGTAGACGGTCGCGGTGTGCTTGTCGAGGGTGGTCACAGGATGACCTCCCGGTATGGCACCCGCACGATCCATGCCTTGCGGGTGTCGTCGAGTTCCCGCTCGAGGTCGCTGCCGGCGGCGAGGACGTAGGTCATCGCGACGCCGGAGTGATCGGTGTTCACGAGCGACCACGTCGAGATGCCGGCGTGCAACTCCTCGGCCTCGGCTGCGTCGGCCTCGGTGTCGAACACGAGCTCGAGGGTGCCCTTCCGGGTGCCCGCCTCTTGCAGGCTGACATCCGGGTCGGGACGGTCGAGGATGTCGTGCTCGACGTTCCGCGACGGCCGCCCCGAGCGGTAGCCGTTGACGAGCGTCGGGGTGATCGTGTCGACGCCGTTCGTGATCGTCGTAGCCATCACCACACCTGGTTTCCGGTGCGCGTGACACCTTTGACGGTAACGGTCACGGTTCGGCCGCGGGCGAACTGTGCCAGCTTCGATTCCGCGTCGGACAGGTCGACGGTCGGAGTGATGACCGGGTTCGGCGGGTTCGCGGCGCGGGCGTAGTACGCCTCGAGCGCGGCGCCGCGCTCGGCGTCACGCTCACGACGGGTCCGGTTCGCGGCGCTCATCTCGGCCTCGATGTCCTGCTCGATTTCGAGTCCGCGGGCGGCGCGGGCGTTGTTCTCCTCGTGCAGGGCCTTGAGGTCCTCATACCGTTGCACGGTGTGGCCGAGCTGCGCGAACTCCTGAGTGCTGATGTCGAGCGCGCCGGTGCGCGAGTTCAGGGCCTCCTCGCCGAGCTGCTTGCCGGCCTCGATGAGTACGTTGATCTTCTCCTGGTCGCCGGCCTGCGCGCGCAGCACGTCGTTGACGCTGACGCCGAGGGTCTCGGCATCCTTGGTGGCCTGCTCGTAGATGGTCTTCTGGTCGGGGTTGAACAGGATGTCTTGCACGCCGGCGATGATCTGCGCCTCGTCGAGGTACTTCCGGCCTTCGGTGACGGCATCCTGGTACATGCTGCCGAGCTTCTCTTTGAGCTTGTCGGCTGCCTCCTGCCCGGTCTCGAGCGCGCTGATGGCGAGGCCGATGCCGACCGCGGCGCCGGTGCCGGCGATGACGCCGGCGGGGCCGAGTCCGGTGAGCGCGTTGGCGGCGAGCTCCTGCACGGCGTCGAGGGCGTCGGCGGGCTCCTTGAAGCTGGCCGCCATCTCGCGGCCGGTCTGGGATGCCTCGTCGCGGAGGTCCTCGGTGGCCCGTGTCGCGTCGCCGAGTGAGTCCTTCGAGGTGGTGCTCACCTTGCGGTAGCTGTCGCGGAACTCGCGGTCGATCGCGTCGGCGGTCTGCTTGGTCTCCCGCTTGAGCCGCTCGGTGGCGTCCTGGGCGTCCTCGAGTCCGCGCTCGAGTTGGTCGGGTCCCTTGCTCTTGCCGAGCTCGTCGAGCGCCTTCTCGGCGTCCTCGAGCGGCTTGATGACGCCGGTCTCGATGCCCTGCTTGAATGCCTTGGTCTCCGAACTGATCGGGACCTCGATGTCACCCCGTGCCATGTCAGCCGCTCACCTTCTCGATGGCCTCGTGCACGGTGCGGATGACCGTCTGGACGCGCAGCGATGCGATGCGCGGGATGACCTCGCGGGCGGCGGGGTAGACGACGTAGCCGCCGCGGCGGGGCCGGTTGAACGCGGCGCCCTGCTTGCGCTTGTACTGTCGGCCGGCGCGGGATCGGGTGGCGATGAGCTTGCCGGGGTTCGCGCCGAACGCGACCGCGCTGGACAGGAGGCCGGTCGAGGTGCCGCTCGACAGGCGCCCGGCGCCGCCGGCGCGTAGCGTGACGTTGAGGTCGGTCACGCCGACGCGGGCGGTGTCGGCGAGCACGCGGGTCTGAAGCCGGTTGTCGGCATTCGCGCGCGTGGCTTCCTTCCACATCGGCTCTGCGTTCCGTTTCGTGTGCACGTTGATCTGTTTCCGCACCTCGCCGTCGAGCCCCCGCATCGCGAGTGTGACGGTGCGCAGCGGGGAGTCGATCAGCAGCGAGATTCGCCCGCTGCCGGCCATGTCAGGGCGTCGCCGTGAAGACTGGCTTGGTCTTGCACTGCAAGGTCTTGGACCACGCAGCGACCGCGCCGGCCTGCCCGCCGATGTTGACCGCGGCGCAGACGACGGTGGCCGCCCACGAGCCGCCGGGGACGGCGAGGGTGACTGATGCGTCGAGCCCGTCGTTCTCGTTGAGGAACAGCGAGAGGCTGTTCACGGTGTCCCAGTCCTGGGCGCCGGCGAGGGCGAGGACCCATCCGGACGCGCCGCCGAAGTTGGACACGGTGCCGCCGATGTCGGTGAACGATGCGGTGGGCTGCGTCGGCTGGAACTCGGACTGCGACAGGTGCGCGGTGTACTCGTCGGTTCCGACCGAGAATGACAGGTTGTTGACGAGGAACGGGACTGCGGCGATGGTTGCCATGCTCATGGCTCCTTGGTTGCGAGGTGGGTGAGGGTGATCTGCCAGCCGAGGTAGTCGGCGACTTTGAGCTTCTCGGCGCCGGTCCAGGCGAGGCGGTCGTGACTGTCGAGCGCGATGATGAGGTCGAACACGTCGTCGTCGAGGGCGTCCTCGGCCTGGACGTAGTCGGTGAGGTGGGAGACGAGGGTGACGCGGGCGGTCGCGCGGACGTCGCCGAGGGGTGCCTCGGCGAGCGGGTCGATGCTGACGTGTTCGATGTAGAGCGTCGGCCGGTCGAGCTTGCCGATGGTCTTGACCGTGTACGGGACGATGGTCCACGTCGTGGGCACGAGCGGGGCGAGCATGGCGCGCAGCGACTCGCGGACCTTAGTAGACATCGGGGCCCCCGGAGACGGGGCGGATGATGCCGCGGATGGTCTTGTCGAGCGGGCGCGGGGTGAACGTGTAGCCGCCGTCGCCGAGGTTCCCGTCGCTCGAGACGCGGCCGGCGTTCCAGAGGTTGATGGCCTGCTGGAGTTGCGCGTACACGTACCGGGTTGGCGGGTCGGTGCTGACGGGCGGGTCGAGGGCGAGCGCGGCGAGGGCCGCGGCGATCGCGTCGGCGTCGTAGCCGAGCCGCTCGAGCGTCGTGGTGACGAGCTCGGCGGGCTCACTGTCGGGCGCGTAGGCGATGACCTGCTCGCGGGCGACATCGAGGATCATCCCGCACGACTCGAGGTTCTGGAGCGGCGCCTCGTTCCACGCCGCGGCGAGGCGCTCCTGGGCGGCTGTCGCCTCCTCGGGCGTGGTGCCTTCGACGGTGAACCATGTGACCATGAGCGCCTCCTCTCGTGTGTGCTGGGGGCCGACCCGCGCGGGGGTTCAACACGGGCCGGCCCCGGTCGGGATCAGACGTCGGCGGTGCCGATGAGGACGAACGCCTCGGTGCGGGGCACGAACGTCTGGAGGTAGCCGTGCACGGCGCGGTCGATGCCGCCGTTGGCGAGGTGGAGCGCGTCGACGTGCAGCGGCCCGCCGGGGAGCTCGTCGAACTCGATGGCGCGCTTGGCGCCGACCAGCACCGCGGGGGTGTCGTCGATGCCGATGTCGCCCTGCACCAGCTGCACGGACCCGTCGGCGGTGCCCTCGGAGTTGGTCGAGAGCGCGAGGCTGACGAACGCGGGCATGTTCTCCTCGCCGCCGGCGGCGTAGGCGATGTCCTCGTAAGCGGCGGCGTTCAGGATGCCGAACGTCGGGATGTCGCGGCGCTGGTCGGTCTTCTTGGCCTTGACCGCGAGGATGCCCTGGATGACCTGCCCGATGGCGTCGGGGTAGGCGGCGGAGAACTTCGCCGTGGCCGGCGCGACGGGCGTGCCGGCGGCGGTCACGATCGCGGCGAGGGCGTTGGTGTCCGACCAGTAGAGGTAGTCCTCGATGAGGAGCTTGAGGAACGCCTCGACCACCTCGGCGCCGCCGGGGAGGTCGTAGAACTCCCGGCCGATGTCGTTGCCGACCGCGAACCGCAGCAGCGTCGACGCGGCGGTCTGCGTGAAGCCGTTGTACGAGTTGATTTCGGCCTTGTTGCCCGCCCACGTTCCGGCGTTCGGGATGCCGTCAGGGCCCGCGATCGGGGTGCCCGAGGTGCCGCGCTTGGTGCGGAATCCCTTTTTGCCGGCGGCGTGGATGTCGGTTCCGAGGGTGCCGAGCGTGATGTACTCGCGCTCGTAGCCGATGCCCTGGTAGAGCTCGCCGAGCCAGTTCTCACGGAGCACGCCGGTCGCCGGGAGCGAGTTGCTCCCGGTCATGGTGATGTTGGTGAGCGCGGCGAGGACCTGCCGCGCCTCCTCGTGGCCGGGGTTCGCCTTGAGGTCGGAGAGCGCGGCGAACACCTGCCGGAGGTCGATGGGGCGCGCCTCGGTGGTCGTGGGCGCGTTGCCGGGGATGAGCGTGGGCGGGACGCTGGCGAGGACCTGCGTCGGCTGGGCGGCCGGTGCGGGTGCCCCGGCGGTGGCGGTGGCGGTCACGGTGGACCCTCCTTCGGTGTTGGGGTTGTCCTCGGCCGGGGCGGCCTCGGGGGTGTAGACCGCGGAGTCACCCGCGGGAGTCGTGACGGTGATGTCGTCGGGCAGCTGCTCGAGCTCGACCTCGACGTGCTCGGCCGGCTCGGCCGGGGCCGGGGTCTCGGCGATCGGCTCGGGGGTGTCGGCGGCGAGGACCTGGGCGGACGGGAACGCGCCGGCCGGGACGAGGCCCGAGCCCCACAGCTTCGCGTGGCCCGCGACGAGGCGGCCGGCCTTGATAACGGCCGGGCCGAACTCGCCGGAGAGCTTGCGGCGGCGTCCGTCCGGGCTGGTCGCGTCGGCGAGGGCGGCGTCGCCCTCGGGGGTGCGGGCCATCTGGAACGTCGCCATGATGCCGCGCGGCTCCTCCCAGATGCGGGTCGCGCGGCCGACGACCTGCGTAGGGTCGTGGTCGAGGTTGATGCCGACGACGGCCGGGTCAGCGGGCAGGCGCACCGCGCCGGCCTCGACCTGGAAGCGGCCGACGTTCGTGCGGCCCTCCTCGCCGAACGGGATGAGCAGGCCCGTGATGGTGCGCTCTTCGAGGTTCGCGAGGACTTCGCCGCCCTCGAACTGGATGAGGTTGTCGGTCATGGTCAGTCCTCGCTCGTCTGCGGATCGGTCGGGGTGGGCACGCTGAGGTAGTTGGAGGTGTCCACCCGGATCGACTCGCCGGTCGGGCACACGTCGTCGAGGGACAGTCGCGCCTCGATCGCGTCGGCGTACTTCGCGAGCCCGAAGTCCCAGAGCTCGTTACGCCGGTCGGTCTCGTTCGAGTAGCTCATCTCGCCGGACGAGCCGCCATGCTTGGAGCCCTCGAGCAGCGATGCCGGGATGCCGGCGTGGTTGGCGATGTCGAGGCGGACGGCGTTCCGGCCGGACTCGAACAGGTCGGTGGGGATCGCGCCCGAGTAGTTGGCGGTCACCCAGTCAGGCTTGAGCGCGACCGACCCGCCGGCGGCGCTGCGCCCGGCGATCCACAGCCGGCGGAACTCCTCGCGCTCGGTCTTGCTCCAGCCGTCCCAGCGGTCGGCGGCGATGGTCAGGTCGGTGGACGGGATCGGGTTCTCGATGCGGTCGCTGTACGCCTGCTCGACGAGGCGCGACTGCTGGATCGTGTCGAACCCGTCGACCAACATCCCGTTCGACCCGTAGCCGAGCGAGATAGCGACGACCAGCTGCGAGTAGCGCGGGTCGATGCGCGGGTCGATCTTGAACCCGCCGGCGGCCGGGTCGGGAGACCACCAGCCGGCGGGGATGTGCAGCGCGTCGATGGGACGCTTGTCGGCGTCGAGCTCGAACCCGATGACCGCCCAGCCGCCGAGGAACAGATCGGACGCGACGCCCCACCGGAGGTTGCGCGGGGACACGCCGCTCTTGCTGTTCGTGAGCCATTCGGGCTGCTTGGCGAGCTCGGCATCGCCGGCGTACTGGCGCCACGGCATCCGGGCGAGCACGCCGCACACGATGTCGTGTGAGCGCTTCACGGCCGGGATGCGGAGCGCGGTCTCGCGGGTGACGGCGTTGACCGAGGCGAGGTCGGCGCCGAGCGCCTCGGAGAGCGCGAACGTCTGGAGGGTGTCGCTCGGCGAGTAGGGCGAGAGGATGGCGGGCGCGATCGGAGTTGGTCCGAGGAAGAGTTCACGCCAGAAGCCCACAGCCGAGACGGTACCAGACATTGCGCAACGGTTGCACAATGTCCGGTTCCGACACGCCGATCAGAAGTGCAGCGAGTCCTCGGGTGATGTGTCGCCCGCGGGCAGGTCGTCGAGGAAGTGCACCGCGAGCGAGCACGCCTCGATGGGCGTGATGTCGGCGCCCGCGTCGCTCTTGGGCCGCCCGAATCCGAACCCGCCGGCGGTGCCGATCGCGCGCTTGATCGCGATGGTTGCGGCGTTGTCGAGTTGCGGCTGACGCCAGTGCCGGATGTGATCCTCCTCGAGCGCCTTGAGCAGCTTGGTCGCCGAGCGGCGCACGTCGACCGTCGTGGCCGGCATGAGCGTCGGCCGGGGCACGGCGCGTGAGAGGGTCTCGGTCTCGACGCCCGCGGCCTGGGAAAGCTGGTCGTAGATGATCGGCACCCGGTATTTCCGGGCGTAGGTGAGCGCCTTGGTCGCGATACCCTTCACGCCGTTCTGGTGCCAGAGCACGCCAATGCCGATCTTCGGCGACGAGGCGGCCTGCCCGTCGAGGCGCATCGCCTCGGCCACGAGGTCGTTGTCGAGCTCGTCGAACCGCCACGCCACACCGAGGGTCGCCCACAGTCCGTCCGGGTGGATCGAGAGCGCCATCGCGAACCGCTTGGGCGGGGCCGGCAACTCGCCGGGGCGGGCGGTGCGCTCCCACTGAGCGGGCGGGATGAGGCCCACGTTCGAGCCCTCGGAGCCGAACATGCCGAGGTACTCGGCGTTGAACTTCTCCCGCGGGAACGACTCGAAGTTCTCGCGCACCGCGTCGAGCGGCGTGGAGTAGCCGATGCCGGGATGGTAGAGCTCGATGAGCTCGCGCACCCGACCGCTCGGGTGGTCCTCGGTGGGCTCCCACGCCTCGAGCTCTTCGGGGTCGGTGGTCTCGGGGATCGCGTGGCGCAGCACGCCGGCACGCGGATTCTCGAGCATGTCCCACAGGAGGTTGCCCGACCGGAACTTCGCCGCGGTGCCCGAGGCGATGAACTGCGCCGCGGGCTTGGTGTCCATCGTCGGGAGCACCGCAATGGTCAGGTCCTCGGAGAGCTCGAGCTCGGCCTCTCCGGCCTCGTCGACCCAGGCGACATCGAACCCGCCCGAGCGGAACCCGTCACCCGACGGCGCGTAGACGTTCAGGAACGACCCGTTCGGCCACTCGATGTGCTCGGTGCCCTTGCCCACATTGACCTTGAACGGGCGGGTGCGCGGGTCGGGGTAGAGCCGCTCGACGTGCACCACGATGTCTTTCCGGAACCGCTCGGACGCCTTCGAGCCGAGGGTCGCGAGCGTCCACCCGACGATGTAGTCCTCGCGGTACGTGCACCGCCCGAGCAGCACCGCCTCGATGCTGGTGGTCTTCGCGGCGCGGCGCGGCTCGAGGATCGCGTTCAGCTTGTGGCCGGCGTTCAGCATGTCGGCGATGACCAGCTGAATGGGCGTCGGGCCGAGCTCGCCGGTGAACCGCCGGCGGCTCGGCTGGTCCAGGCGCAGCAGCCGCGCGCCTTCGAGGAACTCGGCCCGCGAGTCGTCGGTGGTCGCGAGGTCGGTGGCGTGCAGCGCGGGCACGGCGCGGTCGCGCCACTCGAGCCATGTGGCCTCGTGTTGCAGGTCGGCGAGCGTCGGGTCGGTCATCGTTGGTCTCTCAGTTCAGGGGGAGGGATGGCTGAAGAGCCGAAGGCGGGGGTGCCACGTCTGTGACATAAAAAACCGGCTGACCGGCCGTTCTCACCATGGCAGGAGCCCGGCCGTCGAGCGCGAGCGCTGCTGCTGTCGCGCTGCGCCGAGCCGGCCGCCCGCGGCGCGGTTGCCCTGGCATCGGCCGGACTTGTAGCGATGCTCGGGTGCGAGGTTGCCGATGCCGTGCCCGCCGAGCGCGTCGATGTGCCCGACGTCGTAGCTCTGCTCGGCGTCGATCGGTGCGCCGCATCGCCAGCACGTCACGTCATCGCCCGAGCGGCGGCGCTTGGCTACCTGCTGGCGGATGATGCGCGAGTTCTTGCGGTACTCGGGATCGGCGTGCTTCGCGCTCATCGCCTGGCACCGTGCCTGACTGGTAGCCTGCGCGCATGGACTCCATGGCATTCATCGCAGTCGTCGGCTGGATCCTCGGCGCGCTCGTCGTGCTCGTCGTGCTCGGCCTCGTGGTGCGAACCGCCGTGCTCTCGGCACTGCGGATGCACACCGCCGAGCTCCGCGCGCTCGGCCAGCAGCAGCACCGCTAGACCGAGCCACGCCAGCACGACGAGCACGGCGAGCACCTCGATGGGCAGCTGGTCGACGTTCACGCTGCGACCTCCTGCTCGTGGCAGTCGCAGATGCACCACTCGGCCTGGCACAGTTCGTGCATGAGCGCCCGGCACGCGATGCCGAGGTCGGGTGCCTCGCGGCGTGCCTCGCGGTCGGCGATCCTGAATGCGTGCGCGATGGCCTCCTGCCACGTCGTGAAGTAGCCGCCCTGGTCGCCGGCGATCACGACCCAGCCGACGCCGGGATCGGAGAGCGTGAGCGCACGCTCGACGCGAATGCGCTTGCTCATGACTCGCCGCCCTCGAACAGGATCGCGGCGGCCTTCCGGTCGAGCACGGCGACGCCGCTCCACTCGACCAGCCAATCGTCGCCGAAGGGCGTGAGCGTGAACCCGTCGCGAGACACCTTCGATAGGTCGAGCCCGAGCACCATGGCGACCGCCTTGCCGTTCTCGATGATGCGCTTGCTCACGACTGGATCCTCTCGACGTCACGGGTGTGGTTGTAGATCGTGGACAGCCCGCAGCCGAACCGCTCGGCGATGGCCTGCCGCGGGGTGCCGGTCGCGTAGAGCTCACGAGCGGTCGCACGCTCGGCGGTGGTCAGCCATCGGTAGCCCCGCTGTCGCTTCTCTCGAGGCGGGACGATGGTCGCGAGTCTGCGCCTCGCGGACTGCTCGGCGACCTCGCTGAGAACGGTTCCGACCTCGACGCCGTAGGCATCTGCTCGTCTCCTCCACAGCCGGTATGCGTCGGGAGTCAAGCGCACGGTGACGGGCACGAGGAACTCGCTCATCGCATGTATCCGGCGGCTACGGCGAGGATCGCAGCGGCGGCGATGACAGCCGCGAGAAGCGATCCGGCGATGAAGAGGCCGACCTCGATGCCGTCCATGCCGAGGGTGCGTCGTCGTGCTACGTAGGTGCTGCGTCGTCGGCTCATGCCAGTACTCGCTCTCTCTCGCGTTCGGCTTGGGTGATGCCTGAGGCGCAGCGGATGCAGACGCGATTCCGACGCTGCGAGGTCGGGAGCGGGTCACCACACTCGGCGCACGGGGTGACATTCGCTGTGTGGTCACCTTTGGAAGTAGATGTAGTTAGTTCCATTAGTTCCCTATGGGCGACAGCAGTTGTCGTGTCGTTTGTCACCCCGTGGGCACCTGTGGATATCTCTGTCACCCCGTGTGTCACCC